TTTAGTTGACTCGATGATGTACTTTTAACTTTCAATCGTAATCTAGGACGTTTGGGTATTTTATTAGATGGATTTAATATTTTACCATTTTCTATTTCAAATGTATAATATCCATAAAGATTTTTTATTTCTACAAATTTAGAAGTTAATGAAGGAATGTCCCATTCTAGTATTCCATGTAATAATCCTTCTCCATGATTCTGTTGTATTAAACTGCCAGCATATGCTATCGTTTTTTCATCATTTAAAAATTGAGCTGGTTTATGAATATCACCTAATAATGTTAAATCATGTCCTTTAAATAAGTCTGCTGTCACATGGTCATTTGATATACGAAATCCTATATCTGTTACTGCAGAATTAACAGCCCCATGGTGTAATGCAATCTTAATATCTCCTTCAAAATCAGAAGCTTTTATATAATTTACGGGCTTTTCAAACACCGACATTACATTGAAGTGTATGTTCGAAATACAATATACATCATTGTCTTTGAGATAATGTAAGTCTGGGTGGTTTAAGGCTTTAACTATGGGAGACAAGGCATCTAAACGGTTAGAGTTATTTAGGTTACAATCGTGATTACCGGTGATCAATAATGTAGGTGCTAAATCTGCTAATTTTTTAAAAAAATCTGAAACTTGATATACCAATTCCGGGGACATATCTGTTTTTGCATGTACTATATCGCCAGCTAAATATATTATACTATTATCAGTTTTATTTTTTTTAATATATGTATATAACTGTTTAAATACATGTACATATTCTTTATGACGATTAACGTTACGTATATGTACGTCCGCTACATGAAATATTTTATCTATTTTATTTATTCCTATATCTATAGTGCGCATAAAATCTTTTCTTCAATTAATTTTTCTTGTGATAACTTATATGTATTATCTATCATTTCTTGTATCTTTTCAAATCCCATATCACTTGGGTCTGAATCAGGCAAATCTACTAAATGTACATCTATGCCATTTGCTATAAAATACTCACATGCCTCTAATGCTTGTTTCTTTGCATCATTATCTAAGCATATATAAATTGTTTTAACATTACGTTTTACTATACGCATTTTTAATGTATTAGATATCGTCTTACCAAATAATGGAATGGCATTTCTTTTTATTGCAATCGCATCAAATGCTCCTTCAACTAATATTATCGGCATGTTCCAATTTATATGTAGTTCGAATCCTATAATATCTTTTGAAACTCCTGGATTTTTATGTTTCCATACATCATCTTCATAATATGCACGTGATACAAAATAATTTAAATTTCCATTTGCATCAAAACTCGGAATAATTATTTTTCCAGAATATAATCCAGAATCAGCATATCCTATCCTATATTTTAAAATATCGTAAATATCTATATTTCGATTTCTCAAATAAAATATTGCGTTACGATATTCTGGAGAGCCTTTATCGAAATGCCACAACGGACGGAATTCTTTAGGCAATGTTAATACTTCAGTATTAGTTGTTGTTTTACTTGGTAGATGATCGACATCATTAGTTAATTGTATAAGTTTAGATATTTTTTGTCTATCTACATTTAATTTTTTTGCTAGAACTACAATCTTTCGTCCGCTAGCGTTACATACCCAACAGTGCCAATGTTGAGATGATACATTAACTTCCAATTTCTTTTTCTGATGGTTACAGAACGGACAATGAAATGCAATATTGTCATTTGAATTTACTTTGCCAGAACCTAAGATTGTTTCTAGTAACGTAATTATCGCAAATTTACTCATATATTATTATAATATTATAATATTAGCATTAACATTTAACATGTCAATGTTTTCTTTCAAAACTATATTTTTCAATAAAAATTTAATTAATATGAATATAATAAAAATTTTTCAAAGAATCAAGCCTTTAACCAACTTTTTGGAACATTTTTTTCTGCCCATACAATTCCATGTTTATCACACCAATCGCCATACGTTGTTTTTGAACCCTTACGTATTTTAGTTTTAGCAGACTGAAAAACTATTCGAATATCTAATTCAGGATGTTGTTGTTTTATTAATAGATGTTTTTTACGGTCTTCTATAACCCATCTTCCTTTTGTTTCTACTAAGATACCATTTGGTAATGTAAAATCAATAGTATATTTATGACTAGTCTCCGGTTTGATATAATTTATTACGGTATCCTCATAGCCAAATTTTATTTTTTGTTCTGTTAACTGGTCTGAAACTTTATGTTCAAATCCAGATCTATAACCATGCTTAATTGCATTTGCTCGTATTTTAGATTTTGATCTCCATGACATATATAACCTTTATTTTATATAAATATTAGTAGTCCCAACGAACAACAAAATTCATATCAATATCATTTCGTTTTTGTACAGGCTCTGCTAATTTACCTACTGCTAATAATCTAGCTTTATCATCATATAATCCAATAGTTGTTATATACGGAAATGCAGATCCTGTTATAAACATTGTCTTTCTGAATTCGCCTGGTCCGTTATTTGATTCTGCATCCGTACATGTATTGTCATATCCTGTAGAAGGACGATATGTAGCAGATGGATTGACCGAAACATTACAAATACTTTTAGGAACTCGTACTAGTACTTCATTTTCGTATATAGTATGACTACCTTTATATTTTACTGTAAAATCATTAGCTATATCATTTGAACTACTTATAAAAATACTATCATATTTAGGTAATGGCGATGATACTACCAATTGACCATTTTTATAAAAAACATTCCCAGGGGTACTAGATTGATATAAAGATCCAGAAATAAAATTTTGATTTGATAATGATGTTATTTGAGTTTGTGTCGCTGCATAATCATACATTCTAACTTCAGCAATATTTCCTTGAAAGGAGTCTCCCAAATCACGGCCATGTGATCCTATAAATGTATATGCCGTGTTAGATGTATCTTTACGAGGAAGTGTGCCGGTTGTTCCACTTTTTACAGCATTAATATAAAAATTACATACTGATGAAGAATTGGTTACTAACACATGCATCCAATCATTTCTATATGCAGCACTTGCTGATATATGTACTTCGGAAGTAGCATCACTAGATTGAAAATGAACATGTTCATTGAATAAACTTATTTGATATGGGGTTTTAAATTCTTCAAAACTTTCAACGCCTGGAATTGGCATAACAATCGTTTTATCTCTATCTTTAATTAATCCATCTACTTTATCATAATATTGTTCTGCAGATACTTTGCCTTTCGATAATATAGATCCAGTTATTAATACATTTGTAGGTTTTATCCATAATGAGATCGTCCAATCATCACATTTTGCAAACGTATCAAACTTTTTATCACTATTCAATTGTATATAACTTTGTAAACTATTAGTAAAATAACCAGATAATCCAGAAGCTGAACCTGTTGTTGCATTATGAGTAACTATAACACCAGGTTCTAATCTTACGTTAGAAAATTTAGTTTCGCCATTAAATTTATTTAGTAGTCCATAGTTTAAAGGAAATCTACGATATAAACTATTAAATGACATATGAAATATAGAATTAGATTTTTTTGCAAATGAAGCACTAGCAATCCTAGGATCCTTTAAATTGCCATATCCGTCATCATATAAATTAATAGAATAATCTGGATAATCTCTATAATTTTTTATATTGCTATCAATATTAAGTGATTCATGTTTAATTTTCTCGCCTACGAAACCATATGGTATAGACATTGTAGATCCAGACATAAATAAAAACTTTTCTGTTTTATTTATATTTGTTAATTCTAATGTTTTATCTGGACTAAATGGGTATCGATAATATTTATGATCTAAACTATTCCATATAACATGTCGATTTGACTCGTCTTGAAAATTTATATCTTTATCATATTGAGTAAATGTATCACCAACTGTTTGAGGTATAGTTAAATGTGATGCCAATTGTAACACACATCCTTGATCAACGTGACTAGAATTTGTTATTGTATAATTTTTATATGCATAAAACGGCTTATGTTGTACGTCATTTTTACGTAACGGCCGGAATACTGTTGGTATAGTTGGCATATCATTTTATTCTTAAAAGTCTAATTTAACTTTAATAAGTGTTTCTTTTGTTTTATTTTTTAACAAAGGTTGACTTAATTTAGCTACTGCTAATAACTCTCTATTATTATTATATAATCCTATTGTTGTAATAAACGTTTGAGGATCATTAACAAATGTCGTAAATCTCAATTCACCTAAAGACCCAGTAACAAATGAAGGGTTATTAGAATAATTATATTCAGCATTTTTTACTCTTACAAAATAGAAAGATGATTTTACTTGTTCTGATGATCTAGCTTGCAATCCATAAGTTCTGCCAGCAACTGCAGACATTGCACCTGATCCAGATATCGATTTAAACATTCTTTCTAAGTTCTTCCCATCAACTGCAGAAGAATTATTTGTCCCAAAATTTACTTGAGTATCTAATGCATTGGCATTTAAAACTGCTACCCCATATTCTGGATATAACAATCCATAATATACTGGTTCAGAAGCATTAAATATTTTTGTTCCGGAGTCTATAGATCCAGACACTAAATTATATACTTTACCACTTTCTCCTACTGTTCCAGCTTGTGTACTTGAATCATCTATAATCTCTCTAATATCAGTTGTATTAGCTAATCCAGCTACTGGCGCAGTTGTACTACCATTCATTTTAGCTAAGTTAATTTCAATATTTCCTGGATCAATTTTTTCTTTAAATCTAGCTCTATTAAAATTTAATACATATATACTATCAGTATTAACTCCATTAATTGTAAATTTTAAATCATTAGGAGGTAATAATATTTGAGCATATTGTTTATAAATTGCTCTAGAAGGAGTATCATTATTTAAATTACCGGTTAAATCCTTTGAACCAGATCCGTTAAAATTGCCATATGCTATAGAAAATTGTTGATTACCGTTATTATCTATAACAGTTCTAAAATAACTTTCTTGTATTGAAGTTTGTCCGGATTGAGTAGCCATAGAAATTAAACTACCAGTATTCCCACTAAATAATCCAGTTGTTACTGTACTTACGTTATTTGATAATATATCATTTGCTACATCAAATGTAGTATATACTCTACCAGTCGCAGCTGCTAATGCAGCGGCATCTCGTTCTGCAATTATCTGATCAGCTAACTGACGTGCCAATGCTTGCACTTGAGAAACTGCAGTCGAACTTCTCTCTAAATTATTTTCTCTTTTAACTGCTGAAAAATTTCCACTATATGATCTAGATGCCATTATTGTTTGTCCTTTTATTTTAAGATGTTGCCTGATTTACATTTACTGGCGCTGATGGAGTAACTGCTAATGCTAATTTTTTAACCGTAACACTTATAGATGTTCTACCACCCGTCTCATTTCCTATAATTAATATTGTTGCACCTTTATTAGCAATTAATTGATTACCACCTGTAAACTGAAACTCTGTTCCAGATACTGTAACACTTTGTGCTGCTTCAGAATCTCCTATAAATTGTGGTATACTTGCTGCAGTTTGTTGAGGTGCTGTTCTAGTTGCAATTAAAGAACCAGCTTCTGAATCTGATAATATTGCTGTATATCCAAATCTAGAATTACCACCATTGTAATTTTGTGTCTGTGGCGTAATTGTAATAACTCCACCCGATTCAATTATCGATACACTAGCTAAGCCTGGTATAGTAACAACTGGTATTCTAGCAGTTCCTGGTGCTAGTGTTACTAATTTATATTTCATCATCTGCGTTTCATCAGGTAAAGCTTCTGTAATCGGCATATTTTCGATAGCTGCGCCATAAAAAGCTGTTCCTAATGGATGTTCTGAATTATATAAATCATAATCCACTTCATCATCTGCTAATGCAAATTGTGAAATTTGAAATTCGTTTCTGCCTCGAGCTAAAAGTTCTCTTCCTTTTTTGGTTAAGATTGCATCGACAGTTATTGTACTGTTATCTAAGTATCCCATGGTAATATCCTATAATTTTATTATAAATATATGCATACTATAATTATCTAACTATTATGTTACCTGGAAGTATTCTGTTTGTTCCATCCACAGGTCTAGGCTCCTTAGCATATATTAATTGATTTGGATTTGTTTCATATACTTCTACTATAGGCTTAAACTCTAAAGCTGAAATATTTGAAGGTTCATTGATCCCAGGAGCTGATATTTGAGACCCTAAATATTTAATTGATTGTTCTTTAAACATATCATCATCATTATATGCAGCATCAATTAAACTACGACTATAAAATAACCCTAACGATTGACTAACAGCATGAGCTTGATTACGTTTTATTTTTCCCGGGGAAGATACTGAGCCACTGAAATGAAATACTACTTCTTTAAAGAAACTACTTTTTCTATATTGATCTACAACAGTATCTAATCCTATATTAATAGATGAAGTATTAGCAGTATTTACATCAAATAATAATTCTGAAACAAATGAACTTGAAGCAACTGATATAGGCTGATTTATATTAAAATCAAATTGCGGTCCTTTTTCTGCACTACTAGTCGGCGACATATCTCTGAGTAACATATCATGGTCATTTCTCTCAACGCCTGGTCTTTTAGTTAATGTATTTTTAGATCTTTCTAATACATTTGGTTCTATTAATAATCCACTAACATCATCTACTCTTTCCGGCATCAATTGCTGAATCTGATTAAATAATGCAAAATCAAATTGACTAAAAATTCTTATATATGCATTTACATCACTAGTATTAGTAAACTTCTTCCAATAATTTAATGAAAATTGTTTTAATAGTGGATAATCTATTTTGAATTCATCATCCGGATCACCTATATAATCATCTAATTCTACATCTCCTACTTGATTGAAAATATCTTTATTTATTTGATCTGTATAACTATAAAATAATCCTAATTTATTTGTATCTAATGATGCATAATCAAATGTAGAAACTTCTGCAGTATTAGTTGGCGATAGTTGACGTACTAATTTATTATCATCAAATCTAATTTTTTGAGACTTAGCACTATTCACACCACTTGAAACACCTTCAATATAATATGTTTCCTCGACCGGAATAAAATTGCCTCTACTAGCATTTGATGGTGTTGAAAATCCTAAAGGAGTTGCATTAGATATAATTGACTGAAATGGATGACTCGAAGATATTATAGTGCCGGCAGGACTCAAATCGACTCCAATAGTATTGGAACCTAATGTATACTGTCTAACTAATGTATCATATGAACTAGTTGGTGATATTGCACTTACATATGATGTAGGATTTAATGTATGCCGATCGAACGCATTTTGATCTAATAATTCTAACCATTCTCTATATTCTTGCATCGATCCAGAAAACGTAGCTGCCTTAGTACCTAAGAAATTTGTCATATATGAATCAACACTAAGACTGTCTACAGAACCAGTACTGGCACCTATATAAACTGTATTAGGCGGTGTTCCGCCCATTCCAAAACCAGACCATACTGTATAATGATTAGAATTGGTTGGAGTAAATGCTAGACTCGATGAAAAGTTAATCTTCCCATTTGCTAAATCTGATGCATTTTCTACTTGTAAATTATATGTTGTATCTGTATTAGACCCGGTATTATAATGATTGCCAGTTGTTGTATAATAATATCTAACATTCCAATATTCCCCATTATATAAAGGTAGCCAATCTGTTGATGCTGTGAATGGTACTTCGCCGATCCCGGCTTTACCAAATGATGTCACCAATCGACCAAATTCAGTACTTCCAGAATAAGATCCGGTATGTTCTACGCCTATCAATGTTAATGGTGTACTTCCACTATGTTGTGAATATACTAACATGTTTTGTTTGGCATACGGTTTAAATCTAAATTCTCTTGTAATAGCAGGTATCATACCTCTATCAATACCCCAATTGGTTAATCCAGATGCTATATAACTAGTAGGATAATTAATATTAGACCCAGAATTAAATTGTACAGCATATGAAAATTTATCTTCTATTAATGCAGGAACATCTCCTCCTACTTTCGGACCTCCATACTCTCTAATAGATAATAATGAATTTGGAATACCATATATATTCATCATTGCATCAATTGCTCTTTTAGTTCCTTTTGTCTTTAAAAGATATGGTAAATTATTTACAATACGTCTCCATACCTCTTCCGTTATCTCTTCATCAGATTGAGAAAAAATACTTCCTGTTTGTGCAGGCGTTCCATTATTATTTGTTCCTATTCGATATTGCCAAAGCTGCGTCGCTTGTTTACCATTAGTCAATTCCCATCCCATTGACTTAGCTATATCCGGTAATAACTTTTTATCAATTGAGAGTTTAGGCTGTTCTTCTAATTTATATACTTTTGATAATGAATTAATATATGTCCATAGTATATCAAAATGTTGTCCTATCATATTGACAAATAATTCATATTGATCATTATTTACATCTAAACGTATATGTTCCGGAATTGATTTTGTTAAACTAGTTTCGTTTTGAATGTCATATAAAGATGCAGTTGC